TGTCTTTGACTTGCTTGCGCTTCAATGTAACTCCAAAAGATTTAAGCGCAGGGTGTTAGAACAAGTTTACAGTGCAGCCACTTCGTCAGCAGTTAGACCAAGGGCAGCCAACTTAGCAAGTGCAGATTCACGCGCTGCAACTTTGGCTTCTGCTTCTGTCTTTTGTATTGCGTGTTCTGCCTTTTGAATTTCAAGATCTGCAATTTCAGCATCTGTCAAAGGTCGTTCTATGCTTTCGCCAGTTGCAGCATTAACAATTTGTGCAATTAAAACTTCGCTCATTATGTTGTCCTTATTCCATAAACTTGCACTGTTCCACCAGTCATTGTTACCGCGCCAGACATTGACAAAGTGAATCCATCATAAGCAACCGCACTTGAATTGCTGCCTGCCATTGTTTGATAAACATTGCCCAATGCACCAGAGTCACGAGTTGTAGCGCGTGCAAAAATGTTAGTTGCAGTAGCGATAGCAGGTTGAAAAACATCAACATTGAAATTGTATGAATTTGCAGCATTCGTTCCACTACTAATACCAATACGCCAGTTAGCACCACCATTTAGTAATCTCTGAGTAATTGTTGAACCACTTGCTTGTGTTTCAATACCAGAGTAAAAGTAGCCTGTACCACCAAGAGTGGTTCCAGCACCGCGCAACTGCATTAAATAACCGTCAATGGTTGCAGTTTGTGCGCCGTTAATTACAATTTGGTAATTTCTAAATGCAGAAGTGAAAACATTGTCCATATTGAAAGTTGTTACACCAGAACCGATTGTTCCAGTTGCAACCAACGTCAAACCATAAGGTGTCTGCCACGCTGAACCTGTGTAAGTTTCAATCTGTGGAATAGTCGCAGTACCAGTAACACCAATGTAGGAAGTCATACCTGTTGAAGGTGTAGGAATAGCAGATGCGCGTGCAGCCGTACCACCAAAGACCATAACGGATTGCTCCATTAGGTATGTGTTCACATCACTAGCAGTTAATACTTCACCTGCTGTGAATGTCTTTTTACCAGCACCAGCCATTTTGTTTTACTCCTGTGTTGTTTCTAAGTTTAATGGAACGTGTGATGATTGAATCGCTTCAATCTGTGCGATTTCTTCATCTGTCATTTCTCGAACAGTATCGTCAATTTGAATAAGCGGTTTCATTTTTACTTCCTATATCCATAAACAGCAATTGTTCCACCTGTTAAAGTTCCTGTGCTTGTTGTCAAAGTAAATCCAGTGAAACTTGTTGTGTCATTGTAGAAGCCATTAGCAAAAATAACACTTCCACCTGTGTTGTTTACAGATGAACTTATGCAATAAGTAGAAACCTTTGTCAAAAATGGTGAACCAATTTCAACGTTTACTGAGATTCCACTAGGTTGTGAAAAGCCTACGCTCCAAGACGATCCACTGCTTAGTATTGTTCCCGTTATTGAGGTACTAGAAAATGGTTTGAAAATAAAACCACCATTATATTGATTTGCTCCACCATTAAAACTAAATAGAATTTCAGGATTAGCAGATGAAGCACCATTAGAAACTAAAATTTTATAGTTTTCATATGTAGAACTAAAAGCATCACTTACAACAACGCTAGATACTCCAGTTCCAATCGTTTGTGTTTTGACTAAAAGTAGACCACTGCGACCAGCACCATTAAGCAAGTAATCTTCAACGGCTTCAATAGCATCGTTTGCGTTTGCGTGTTGCGTTGAATGTGAGGGCAGGTTAAGCGAATCATTGGCAGTTGGATTCGTAAAGTTGTCCACACTAGTTGGAAAATTAGTTGGCATTGTTCACCTTAGAAAGCAAGTATGTATCCGAATTCTTCTTGTCCATCGTATCGTACAAGGTCATCATCGTACGAAGCAGTGATTGCATCGTATAACGGCAATGCGCCACCAAGTCTGCCGTAGATCGGATCATCCAGAACAATAGGGAAGTCCTGAACCGAACCAAAGTCGAACGTGACGGTATGAGTGTCAATCCCAATGGTGTGCTTGATGCCTGTAACTAAGCCGTAACGCTCGATGGCTGGTGGTATTCCGTTAGGGGTAAACACGATCTTGATAACGTCTTGAATCTCAACTGCTAGAAGTTCAGCCTGATCTGCTGTGTTCTTATCGTGCAGGGTTACTTGCAGACTTGAGAAACGTAGTTCTGGCTGATCGTAACGACCAAGCAAGTAGTCAGCCAAAATAAGTGAGTCAGCATCATCAACTAAAAGCAACCCGTCTAGGGATAAAGTCTGAACGCCGTAGATGTCTTGAGATGAAAGATTGTCAGCAACCTGTGGACTTCCACCTTCTCTTGTGACAATCACACGGTTGTATAAATTCTCTGAACCATAGATTACCTGAATGTTGTTGTATCCAACAGACTCAGCACGACCATCATCAGCAAAGATAAGTGTGTCCACAAGTGGTGGCACTGTGATGCGATCTCTGAAAGTTACTGCACCAGACTTTGACATGAATAATGATGCAGGCTCAGTTGATTCCACGACTTGCAAATACTGCAGTGCATTTGTGTTCTCAGTAACAGCATCTGCTTGCAATGTTTCTTGACCAGTATCAATGTCACGTTCACCAGCAGGCCATGCAACTTCTGGTCTGTTCAGAATTGTTTCAATGCGCTCGCCAGATTTTTGAACGATGTTTGTAAAGGCTGCCAATTGAGTTGCAGACAACTGCAAGAAACCATCAACGCAACTAATCGATGCGTAAGACTTTCCACCTAGTTCATACGTCAAGTCCCAGTCATCAATGTAACCAGTGAATTGGCGAATGCCGTTGGTTTCAATAACCACTTGCTTGCGCGGCAGAATCTGGGAACGGTAAGGACTATCTTCGTAGAACGGATCAAAGGTGCGATCATCGTTGTGCAAAAGAACTGATGCGTTACCTGCAGTGAAGCGATCTAGTTCGCGTGACTTACCTCTAGAAATAGAAGCACTAGCGACGTAATCAGTAACATCAACCAGAACATCACCACCAAGAACATACTGGCTATCAAGAACGCCGCGCACTGAATCATCAAGAGCAAAGAAAGACCCACCTGACGCAGTGAGATCGAAGGCAATGTACACCTTTGTTTCTGGGTTCGACATTTACGCGCTCGCAAATACTGGGCCACTTGTGCGCTCATATCTCTTGATGGCATCGACAATCTCACGACCAATCACAGCACCATCAGCACCCATGCCAGCAGTCACGTTGATGTTGTATGTTGCGCCCATTGGCATGTTGTTGCCACTTAAAGGAATGACTGCTTCAGGGCCTGCTTCACCGATCAGTGCAAGAGTTGGCCCAGTGACAATGCCACCCTTAGCCATTGCCGGAACATCAACACCAAGTTGATTTGCAAGGTCAGTAATCTTTTGCTTTTCAGTCTTAGTAAGTTTCTTGCCTGACTTCTTGTATTTGGCAAGTGTCGAATTTACTAGATCAATTGCGCCTTGATTAACAATTGCGCCTTCTACATTGATTGAGAAATTAGCAGCAGCAATAGCGGCTTTCACACCATCAACAAGTGCTTGTCCCTGAGCAATGCCTGCATCAAAGAACTGAACCTTGCCAGCGGCTGCAAGTTGTTCAGCGGCTGATGCAGTTGCAGCAACAAGTTGATCTACCTTTGCAACGACACTTGATCCACCAGCAATAATTTCATCTGCGATAGCAGTTCCTGCGTCAGCACCAGCGGCAAGCACTTGACCAATTGCGCCTTCTGAAAGACCCATAGAAATAAGAGTCTGAACCTTACTGCTGAAAGTTGATGCTTGATCTGCTTGCTCTTGTAGAACTTGAAGAAAAGATTTCTTTCCAGTCACAGAAGCAGTTGCAGTTGCTTGTGCTTCGTTAAGTCTGGACAAGGCTTCTTCTTGATCCTTGATGTCGCCAGTGCTTAGTGCAGTGTTGTAAGCAGTTTGAGCATCAGCAAGTGCCTTGGTCGCATCAACAGCAGCCTGTTGTGTATTGCGAGAGTTAGACATTGCGCCACCAAAGTCAATGATGCCTTTGATTGCAGTTGTAACATTTGTTTTGAATGCGTCGTATAAATCATTCGCAGCCTTGAGATCATCATTGGCCTTTTTCAATTCAGATGTCAGACCTGCCATGCGTTCTTGTGCGGCTTTGCCTGCTGCGCTTAAACCTTTGAGTGCAGATGCTACCTTGCCGCCGCCGCCGCCAACCTTATCTAATTCAAGGTTCAAATCTCTTAGTTGATCAGTGACGCTGATGACTCTTGCAGGTGCGTTGTTGCGACCTGTTGAACGTGCAACATCGCGTGACTCTTTTCCGAAAGCCAATGATCTTTTGAGTTCATTGTTCTTTGCAATCGTTGCATCAATTTCATCTTGTACGCCTGCAAAAGAGTTACGCATACGCGCACCAGCAGCAACTGACTTGTTTGCAGTTGTTGTTGTTGCATCACCTAAACCAGTCATCATGATGATCAGTTGAGCAAGACCAATTACCAACAAACCAATACCAGTGCCAGCGATAGCAATGCGAGCAGCGCGACCAAAGATTGTGACAGCAGTTGTTGCTTGTCCTGCTGCGAATGCAGTTCCCTTGAACAATCCGATCTGGGTTCCCATGAGCAAGTTCACGGTTCCCATTACCTTTGCAATGTTTGCAAGTGATCCTAAGAATGCACCAAAGATGAAAAGTGCTGGGCCTAGAACAGCAATAAGACCACCAAAGAAGATAATTGCTTTTTGTGTTGAAGTGTTTAAGTTAGTGAAGTTGTTAAAGAACCTTTGAATGACACCAGCAACAGTTTTGATTGTGGGTGCTAATACTTCACCGATAACAAGTGCAGCAGTTTCCATGCTGCCTTTTAAGGATTCAAGTGAACCAGCAAGCCCAGACATTCTTGCATCAGCCATTTCTGCTGCTGAACCGGATTCACTTGTTGCTGTGATGTACTTAGCAATTCCATCCGCGCCTTCAGTGTAAAGAATGTTTGCAGCACGAAGCGCATCAGAACCAAAGATTGTTTGCATCGCTGCAAGACGTTGTTCTTGTGTAAGTCCCTTGAAGCCATCTTCAACTTCAGCAGCAATCCCCTTAAGGTCTTTCATGTTGCCAGAAGAATCGAAGAATTCAATTCCAAGTTGCTTCATCGTCTTTGCGGCTTCAGCCGATACAGGATTCAGACGTTGCAAGAATGTCTTGAAAGAAGTACCAGCATCAGAACCACGCACGCCAGCGTCAGCGAATGCAGCAAGTGCAGCAGTGGTTTCTTGAATAGTCAGACCAGATGCAACTGCTTGTTGTCCTGTCTGTTGCAGTGCAAGAGCGATGTCAGAAACATCAGCAGCCGATGCGTTAGCCGCACCAGCAAGAGCATCAACAATTGATACAGAGTCTGAAGCACCAAGATTGAAGGTGTTCATTCCTGCAGACATAACAACTGCAGAATCAGCAAGTGCCATGCCAGATGCAGCGGCAAGGTTCAAGGTGTTGGCTAATGCGCCAGATGAAATCTCAGCAGGAGTAATGCCAGCCTTTGAAAGTTCAAGCATTGCTTGTGCGGCTTCGTTAGCACTGAAGATTGTGTCAGCACCAAGTTGTTTGGCTAGATCAGAAAGGTTCTTCAATCCTGAAACTGGAGTGTCAGTCGCAACTGCAACTTGTGCCATTGCAACTTCGAAGTCAGCAGCAGTTCTGATAGATGCAGCACCAACCAAAGTCAGTGGCAACGTGACATTCATCGAAAGGGATTTGCCAACATTCGACATTGATTTGCCGATGCCAGAAGTTCCAGCAACAAACTTGTTGAAAGTACCTTCAGCCTTGCGAATGTCAGCAAGTGCTTTGTTAAGTCCAGCAGGGTTCCATGCACTAACAATTGGAACAATGATTGCCATTACTTCACCACCAGATTCTGATTCACTTGCTTACTAACTTTATCTAATGATTGAAGCACTGAAGTTTGAACAGTTGTCATGTGTAACATTGCGGCTCGCCAGACATAACGCGATGGCCTGCCTTGTAGTTTTTCGATCATGCTTCTGCCTTGACCATTGATGGCGTGGGAGCGTGTGCCACCTTTGTAAGCGTAATCTCTGGTTCTGCCACCAGATTTCACACGGTTACGACGACCAGCCATGTCAGCAATCTGCAAACCTGCTGCTCCGTATGTTCCCTTTTTTCCACCTACATAAATAGATACAAGTGAGGTCTGATTTTTTTGTGTTCGTTTGCTAAAAGAAGTTTTCACAGTGACTTTGATAGCAGCCTTATTCCAACCAGTTCTTCCCTTGTGATTCATGCCGCCATTGCGATCAAACTGGCGACCCATCAAAGGTGGAGCATCTGGAATGTAAGACGAGATTGAAGCACGCATTGGTTCAACAGCGACTCGCAGATCAGCGCGTGCCTTATTCACAAGTTTGTTAGGCAGTAGTTCAAGTTCTTTTATGGTTTCTGCGATTCCATAAACCTGAACCTTGTCCATTTATTGCCTGCCATTCATCATTTGTGCTTTGTGTCGTAGGTACATTCCCATTGTGAACAACATACGATCTGTCTGATCTAACAACACAGATGGAGCAATACCTGTTTCACACGCTAGATAAGCGATGAACCAATGCTGACTAGAGTCGCCTAGCCCTTGGATTTTGGGTCGTCATCACTTTGTCCGATGCTTTCAACATCGTCAAGCCATGAGTCAAAATCTTTAGTTGTAGCCTTGGTGCGATTCTCTGAATGCCATGCAAGCCATAACAGGTCAGTGAGGCGCATCTCTTGTTCGAAACGCGCCACACTGCGACTGTATTTTTCTTCAAACGCAACTAGGTCTTTTGCTGAACAGGTGACATCTTTTGTATTGCCATCTATGAATTCAACGCGCAGGTTTATTCTCATGAGTTATGCCGTTGCCCGTGTTACGGTTCCCGATACAGGCCACGTCACCGATAGCGTGGCGATATCGCCGACGCTGCTCGAATATGGAGAATATTGGTTGCACAAGGCTGTGAAGGAATATGCGGGATTGGTTGCAGTAGTAGTTCCTGAAGTCGGTTTGATGACAACAGTTGCTGCTGTGTTAAGTAGCGGGTACAAGGTTGCATCTACAGATGCAGCACCAAAGTCCTGCATGAAAGCAAGAGTTACAGATGCAGACTTTAGACCACCGATACGAGTACGCCATTCGCCACCGAATGCAGTGGTTTCAAGGTCGTCGCTTTCGATTGAAAGTTCAACACTGTTAAGGGATGTCGAGAAGGATGTTCCGTTGATGCTGATTGAGTAATCAGTCGCGGCGAATTTTGGCATATCTTTGTTGCTCCTAGTTTGCGTAGCAAAGCACTGTGAACTCTGCTGATAAATATGTTACCTCACCTACGGTAAGTTCACCGTAGTTGCGGGAGTCGGTCACTCTCAGGTCAAATGCTTTTCCATTAAGTGTCTTGTCTGATTCTATCGCCAGTTTGATTGATGACGATCCTGTTGAAGAAACGTAAGCATCCAAGGCATTCTGACCAGATCGTTCTGATACACGACCAACAATGACTGTCACTGCGAATGTGTAAGTGTTCATTCCACGACCAAATGTGTTGTCGTATTCAACGCCTTGCGGCAAGATCACAGCAATCGGTGGATTGGGATTGTCAGGAATCGTTGGTGTTGTACGAAGTCCAGTGATCGTTGCAAGGTTGTTTGCAATACCAGTTCGAAGTTCAGATACTAGAGCCATTATGCAAAGTTCATTAGTTTGCGATACGGAGCAACAAGTTGCTCAACATCTGGATCAAGGTAACGGCTCACACGCATTGCGCCCATGTCGCCAAAGCCTGCGATACCAAGTGGACTGTCAAGACGCTTGAACAAACGTGACGACTGAACGACACAAGCCTGAGTGATTGCAATTGGGACTGCAGGCCATCCAAAGACACCTGTAACTTTGACAAGGTTCTGCTCTGACTCAACTGGGAACAAGTAATTTTCAACTGCACGAATGCGAGTGTAAGGAACAGTTAGACCATCGGTGTATCCGTTAGATGGTTCAAGTTGGTAATCGCCAACAGCCCATGTTGTATCAAATACGCCATCGCCACCAGATGAAGTCATCAAGGTGATTGCAGTTCCAGCAAGATCGTCTGTCTGAACAACGAAAGAATCGTCTGCTGCGTAGTAGCGGGTTGCAGTTCCAAATGAATAGAACGAACGCATGGCATGTCCATCGATAGCCCGTGATGCGGATTCGATTGCCATTTCAAGCAATGAGTCATCAACAGTATCTGAGATGCGTAATGCTGCCTTTACTTGTGTAAGTGTGGCGTAGCCATTTGTGATTGCCATAGAACTCCTAAGTCTGTTCTTATTCTACGGCAGACAAAACAAAACCCCTGCCGAAGCAGGGGCCTGTACGATTGGCTGCTATGCGTTAATTGTTGCGGCTTTCATTTGAGCAACAATCTGAGCAGTGCGAGTTTCTGAATAAACCACGCCATTGTCAATCTCTTTGGTGAATTCAGCAACGCGGGTTGTTGACCACTTGGTCTGTTCAAGGATTATTTCTGGGTCTAGATCATAAAGACTGGCAATGAGTGGGTTGGCTGCTAGGTATTCTGCTTTGCGGGCAGCGCGGATTTCAGCAACAATCTTTTTGTTGATCTTGGTTAGTTCTTTGAACTCTGCAACTTCAATCTCAATGGCTTCAACAACTGCAACTGCGCCATTCTGACGTTCTGCTAGATCGCGGCGTGAATGAAAAGTTGGGATTGTGTAACCATGTGCATAAAAGGTTGCAAACTTGTATTCGTTGCTCTTGGTTGAACGTGTTTGTGTGTAACCATCGAACTCTGCTTTGAAGTACCTTGTCATTTCTTGCTCCTATGTCCTAGAGGATCGCTCCTCGCTTATGGATTTATCTAATCATGGTTTGTATAACAATGCAAGTCCATTTCACACATTGAATTTATGGCGTGTTTATTGGGTTTTTCGCTCCTGCAATGCTTTGCGAATTCCTTCACGCAGACTGATCTGTGGTTTGAAGTAGTGGTGTGACACATAAGGATTTCCCACGCGATACTGAACACCAACAGGTGCATCTCGAATGTGATTGATCACTGGCTTGTATCCCGCTTCTTCACAAATCATTTCTGCAAGGTCGTTGAAACTTGTAGCGATACCTGAACACAGATTCCATGTGCCGTCGTAGCCAGTTTGAACATGCCAGAGAACTGCCTGAACAATGTCATCGATGTGAATGAAGTCGCGTACCTGTTCGCCATCTCCCCAGACATCGAAAGGATCAGCCTTACGCAATGCGCGATCAATGAAAGATGGGAACGGATAGTCAGCATCTTGATCTGATCCATAACCACTGAAAGGTCTGAACACATACATCTTTGAATCAGTTATGAACTGTGACAGATACTCCCCCGTTAGTTTCGCCCATCCATAAGTCAAGTCAGGATTGCTCACTGCATCAAGTCTGATGTCAGATTCTGCAAGACGGTATCTGTGTTCTGGTTTCTGCAGTTCGATTGGGTAAGCAGCAGAAGATGAGAAGTAGACAACATGAGTTGGTTTTGTTTCATGCACCCAGTTGAAGAACTCAGCATCAATGCTCAAGTCAGTTGCGACGCTTAATGGCTCGCCTTCGATAGTTGCGCGACCACCAACAATTGCTGCCAGATGAATGACAACATCGAACTTGGTCTTGTTGTTCTTGAAGTAGTCGCGGCAGTCATGTCCATCTTTTAGATCAATGCCTGTGATCTCGCTGTCAGGTAATGCTGCAACAAAGTGACGACCAACAAATCCTTTGTGACCAGTAATCAGAATCTTCATTACCAAGCCTTCACACTTTCTACATCGTCAGCAAACTTTGAAGCCATGTATTCAGCAAAGATTGCTTGATCGCCATTGTGCATTTCTGAATTGTTCACGGCTGCGTATCGCTCATCATGTTCTGCTTTGCCGTTGATGTAGTGCAGATGCTCAAGGATTACATCTGGCAAGTAGTTCACGTTGCCCAATGCAGTACCAATGGCAAGCCAAAAATTGTCCAAGAATAAATGCTTCAGTGCTGGTGGTGACATAAATCCAAGAGCGCGAATGATTTTGCTAGACATCACAACTGCAGTTGGAAGATTCTCGCCTTGCAGCAGATCGTTGCCATAAGCAATGCCGGCTTCTTTGCCGATTGCTTCACAAAGTTTCGTGTCCCAGCCTGCAGTGATTGGAAGGTGATCATCGCCCATGAAACAGATGTAGTCATAATCAGGAGCCATCCAGTTAGCCCAGTGATTCAATGTGCCGTTCATGCCCATGCGAGCAGCGATCACAACCTTGACGTTGTTGACTCCTGCAGTCGCGTGAATCAAGTCGCTGTACTCAGCAACATCATCATGATCAATTGCAAAGATCAGTTCAGTGAAGTCAGCAGTTGCGTTGATCGCTTCGAACAATCGAAGTGCGTTTTCGCATCTTCCCCGCGTGGGAACAATCGTGAGCATTCTCATTGTTGAACCAGTTTCCAAAATGTGTCGCCTGCCTTATCAATCATGTGGCGCAATGCGTCTGCATCTTGCCAATCTTCAACGCTGGTAATTCCAACATTTTCGTTCGTGTGAATCCTGCAACCTGAAAGAACTGCTTCCATGACTGCACGACATTCAGACTCAAATGCCAAAGGCAAATGTACAAACCATTCGCATCTTGCCATTGCATCAAGAACTTGTTCACGCGGTACATCTGTCAGTGCTTTGAATTCATAACCTGCTTGTGCTGCCCAAAGTTCTGCCTTGAGTCTGCCCTTTAGCGGATGACTGCGAGCAGCCCAAAGTGCAAATGGTTTCTTGTCTAGATGGTCGTAGCATTTGCTTGTGTCGAAGTACGAAAGAACCTGACCAGTTCTGCGTGGCTTTGACCAAGTTAATTCACGGCGCATGTGTGCAGGAGTGTGAGTCACAAACATTCTTGATCCGCGAATCAAAGCATTGAGTCCTGCTCTTGGAGTTTGCAGATGATGCACAAACACAAAAGGATCGTATTCACTCAGCCTATTGAGTTGCTGATCTGAGAACGCATCAGTCCCAGTCACAACCACTGAATCAAATTGGTGTATGTCATGTGTATCGAATGTGTCAGGACTGACAATCTGTATATCAAAACCCAAAGGTGCTTGAAGTCGATATTCGTAGTCTGACATTTCTGCCCCGCCTGCGAACTGCCCTCTGAATAGCCCTGAGACGCTCTCAGAAGCATTCTCAGCCACTTTCACCATGTTCTCGATGTGATGCGTATACCAACCGATTTTCATGCCTTACGCTCTTTCTAAGGCTTTGGCTTCTAGCACCTTCATTGTTGGCTTCCAGTGCGTTTCAAACACAGCATCTGCCTGATAAGCCTTTGCAAAATCCTGAGCCTTTTGTGATCGACCACGACCACGTTGATAAGCGGCTTCGAGTGACTCAACAATCTTTGGCACTGATGGCATGTGAAACCAAGCAGTCTGTGGAGCATCCCAAAGTGGCTGCCCATCAACAAGCCATCCATCTCCAAGAAGTTCAGTTGATGCTGCGAACTCAGACACGATCACAGGAGTTCCACAGGCTTGTGCTTCTATGGTTGGAATTCCAAAGCCTTCACCATAAGAAGTTGCAAGCATGACATCCATCGCTGTGTAAATCGTGGCAAGCGTCTGCTGATCGATCCCAGTTCTGTAAAGGTACGGATCGATGAACTTGAACTGATGTTCCTTGAGTCCAACTGCACTTAGAAGTTCCATGAGTTTGATTCCACCCAAAGCACCTAGTTGATCTGTGTGCAAGTACAAGATTGCATCATCATGTTTTTGCGCGAACATGCTGAACGCCAAAATGTTTTCGCCAAATGCTTTTCGATTAGGTGACACACCTTTGTTGGCTGCGTTCATTCCAACAACGAATCTGTCATCACTGATTCCGATAAAGTCGCGCCCTGTTGTTCCCTTGTGTCGCTTCATCGGCTTGAACACAGATTCAATGCCGTGTGGGACATACAAAGATTCAATGCCTACGTTCTCCAACATTGCTTGCCCGTACTGACTCATTGCAATCGGAGTCACGAAGTCTTGACGACACCAAGCAGCAACAGAAGGTGGAGTTGGAATGTGATCAATTGGAACCCATGAAGCAACATTCCAGTCAGCCCATCGCGGGCCTTTGAATACCCAGACATCGTAAAGAGTGATTAAGAAGTGTGATTGCTTTTCATTCTGCGATGACCAGTGATGCATGTGTGCAGGAACAACATCGTTTGAATACATTTCCGCGCCACGTTGATAAACGGGAATTCCGTTCCAGTCATTGTTGGAACCTTCAAGACCATAGTTGTTGAAGATGGCAACGTCATGACCAATCTCTTTGAGTCGCTGCGTCACTTGTGCTGTTTGTGTTCCATAACCAGTTGCAGCCCAAGGCGCATTGGACACCCAGCCGATTCGCATTCCGGATTCTTTTGTCATGTTGCTCCTTGTCGCAGTCGTTTGACTGTACATGAAACATAATCAAAAACCCAATAGACACGCAAAAAAAGACAAAGTAAAACCCCGCAAGCCTGCGCTCCTGCGGGGTTTTACGTTTTTGTTCCTAATTAGGAAGCGGCACCTGCGAAGTACTTCACATGTGAAGTCTGGATCAAGTTGCCATCCACGCGCATTGTGGCGCGGAATGTAATTAGGTCGTTCTGGAATGCGTAATCGTCGGAACGATCTAGGCGCAATCCACCAACGGTGCGAGCGAAGTACGAAGGCAAGTGTCCGAAGATAACTGACTTTGCACTTGTTGCTGGAGCAACCATTGCTGGGTTTTCGTAGATTGGGTAACCAAGAAGAAGGTCACGGGCATCTGCTGTAAGTGAAGGGCTGAACAGGTACTGACCAGCATTGTCCTTCAACTTGCGAACAGCGGAAATTGCCTGAGCATTCATCTGCCATCCTGAACCTGCAAGTGTGCGACCTGCAGTGTCAACGCTGTAAACCAAGTCAATTAGGTTGTCAGCGGTGAATCCACCAGTCACGCCAGTTCCACCAGTGATGCCTGAACCTGCAGCAGTTACGATGCCTGTTGGCTGGGTTGTACCAGTTCCAACTGTAAGAGCATTGTTGACTGCATATCCAAGTGCATTACCTGTTTGGGCTGAGAGGAATCCGAGCAAATCCACTCCGCTATCTTCAACCATTTCTCTCGATACCTGAACCAAGAAACTGTACTTGAAAGCACCAAGAGTTTTGAAGGCGTTGAATGTTGGATCGCTTTCACCGATAAGTGCGGCTTCAGAACTTACAGTTCCTGTTGAGTACGCAGATAGTGACGGTATCTGCAAGTTTTCACCAGAAGCAGTATTAAGGATTGTTGATGTTTCCAACATTGGGCCAACGTGACGAGCAAGCATGATTACCTGATCGTAGAAGGATGTTGGAACTGGTGCGCCTGTTGAACCCTTGGTCACATCGCGCTTCTCGAACTCATGTGAACGGATTTCGCCGCGTGCAAGAGAACGGATCAGGTCGTTTTCGTTTACTGCTGGAGCAGCAACTTCTGGGCGAGCCTGTGCTTCGAAACCAGCCATTGCTTGAGCAGCACGTTCTTCACGCTCTGCTTGTGCTTTGATGGTTTCCATTGTTGCAGCACGCTGATCTAGATCAACCATGATGCGGTCGTATGTTTGGTTTTCTTCTGCTGAAAGATCGCGCTTTTCTGCTGCTGCAGTGTCGAGAAGAGCCTTTGCTTCTTCCCAAGCCTTTGCGCGTGCTTCCGCTTGCTGACGAATGTAGTCAGACATGTGGACTCCTAAAGTCTTAGATTGGATGAGGTATTGAAAATCTGCGTGGCTCCACGACAGTAAGCACAATGGTGGCTCCACTCAATTGCACAACTTAATTATGGCACAAATAAAAACAGACCCAGATGCTTCCCCACATCTGAGCCTGTTCTTTGTAAAAATGTTAGCGAGTTTCTTCGACCTTCACAACTCGAACTTCTTTAACTGGTTCGACTGCTTTTTCTTCTTCTGGACAGCAGGCCTTGACTATGGCTTCAGATATAGCATCGGCGAAATCAACAAAAACACCAGACTCAGGATTACCAACAGCGGCAAGATATGCCTTTTTAACTTCTTCATGATTCATTAGAATACCTTTGCCATTAGATCGAGTTGCTTGCGCTTTAGTTCTAGCAGTGCAAGATTTGCTGGTTCTGTAGCGCGTAACTTGGAAACCACTTCACTGATTAGATCAGCGTGTTCTGGTTCTAGAGTTTCGCCTGCTTCTAGTCGTGTGATTGCATCTGATAACGCATCAACATCGACAGCAGTTCTAGTCGCAAGAATGTCTAAGGAACGCACTGATGCAGTTGTTGCTGCATAGGCAGGGAACCCAGTAACAATTGAAACTTCGTGCAAACGGATTTGATGAAGTTCACGGGTTGCTCCGTCTTTGCTCCAAGCGTCACCTTTGGGTGGAACGCTGAAACCAAATGACATAGAAGAAACGTCGCCGCGCTTCATAAGAACAGAAAGGTCACGACCTGCAGATGTATCTGGCAGATCAGCCTGAGCAAGAAGTCCACGCGAATCTTCAGTCAAACGCAAAGTTCCAGCGCGTGTTGAACCAAGAACAACATCTGTGTTGTGGTTCATAAACAACTTGACTTCGTTGCGTGACTTAAGTGAACGCTTGAATGCGCCTTCTTTAATTACTTCAGTGAAAGGCAATGGCTCTGAAGGTGAATTGAATACTGCTGCGTATCCTGTAAAACTCATGCCGTCGCTGGATGCTTCACCATTGCGAACATCGAACTCAACGGTATTAACGCGGCGTTCTACTTGTGTGGTCATTTGTTGCCTTTCGTCTTTGTTTAAGTTTAGCGCGATTGACTTCCACTTATCGTTCTGCAAAGTGTTTCGATCTTCTTCTTGTGCGCGAATTCGTTCAACTACCCGTTCAGCATAGTTCTGTGTTCTCATTGCTTGTTGCTTTGACGCGCCACTTCCCCAAAGGAAATGTGCCACAACTCCTGCACTTGGATAGTTCTCATTGCTGGGATTTGCAGCCGGTGCATCAAGATCAGACATGTGCCGAGCAATCCATGCGGCAATACGAATCCATTTGTCATCCGAAACTTGACCATCTGCCATTAGGCGTGCTTCACGAATGGTGCGATCAACAAGACCATCCCCGCCTTTTCCATCAGCATAGAAAGCAAGTCCACGCCTTGCAGCGGCTCTCATGAATGCAGGTGCAGCCTGATTGATGGCGCGAATGTCATCGTCATCCATGTCATCCATGTCATCGTCATCTAAATCTTCTGCCCATGCGTTGCAGTAGAAACCACCATCAACGAATTCATCCCACTTTTGACACCATGCTTTGTCGCCTGCTTCATTGACCCGATCTTCGTCATAGAACATGCAGTTGCCACATGCGCGGCCTTCTGGAACATCTTCTGCAAGTGCTGGCCTGTAGTTGTCTGGCAAAGCACGTTCTCCACCAACTTCGATGTCTTCAGCGATTGAGATTGCAACCATCTGATCAATGGCTGCTTGCTTAGTTGTGTGGCATCCCATGATTTCGCCATCGTCTTTGATAGTCGCCCATCCTGAGCAACCTTCTGCTTTGTCTGTTATAAAGTACGGCATTAGTCCTGCTTCACTACTAGAACTTGAATTTCAACACCATTGTCTGCTGACACAGCCCACAGATCATCGCCTGCACCAATAGTTATCATTGACGTTTGTGTTGCAACTGCGTGAATCCCAGTTGAAGTTGTCACCGATGAATTGCCAATGTAAATCTCTTTGTTCTGGCTGTGTTCATGATTGTGAATGCAAACATGTTGGCTCATTCGATCAGGGCCAACAATTTGTCGTGGAGTATTTGCCGTCAAAGTAAATTGCGCGGTGGAAATTGGCATTCAGAATCCTTAGAGCATTAGAAGCAGTTCTGCTTCATCTTCTAGTATTGACCATTCTATCTGCGAAACAACATCAATCTTCAGTGTTGCTTGAAGGCTGCTAGTCGTGGCGAGAATAGTTGCTGCAACTTTGACTGGTCTTGCAGGTAATGTTTGCGTGATGACAACTGGTGCAGGCTGTGGCTCTGGTTCTGGTTTTGGTTGACGCTTTGGTGGTGCTGGATAAGGTCGATTCGATCCGTAACCCTGTTGCTCTGGTTCTGGTGGTGTTGGCGGTATAACAGTTGCAGTGGCACTTGCATCGAGCGTTCCAAGTGAACCCATAAATACGGGTTTGATGATTGGCAAGGTATTTGCATTGGAAGTTATCGCTCCAAGAGCAGACTCAGCCGCCGCCAAATGTATAACGACAGCACTCGAAACACTTGTCAATCCACTAAGTTCAGAAGCAAAGACTGGAAGTATCTGTGGAATGGTGTTTGCTGTGGCAGACAGCGATCCTAAGTCACTTGCAGCACTTGCTTGATGACTAACTTGTGCATTACTGGATGCCTGTAGAACGCCCAGAGAAGCAGCAGCAGAAGCCTGATGTGTGACTCTTGAACTGGCAGAACTGAGGATTGCACCCAAAGTTGCAGATGCGGAAACAACAACTACTGGTGTAGAACTTACAGATGCAGTCAGAGAACCAAGCGGTGCTGATGCACCAGCCAAAGTTGCAAGTGTTCCATCATAAGTCGAAACAGTTGCGTCGTAGGTTAAATCATTTGCAGAATAACTAGATTTTCCACCAACGACAGATTGATCAAGTTTGCGTGCATCAAGCACCATTTGAGCAAGTCGAACGACACGATCAGTGTTCAGAACAAAGTCGTTGAGTTCAGACGAACTCATGACTTAACTCGCCAGTGTCAAAGATGTTGTGAAAGAGCCAGCAGTGATTGTGTATGTGTCGCCTGCTGTGTAAGGGTTGCCAGTGATTGTTCCTGAGAACAAAAAGTTTCCACCAGTCAATGCATCCCATGCAGTAAAGAATGTTGCATCTTGACTGCCTGAAATGTTTGTCCAAGTAACATCAGCATCAGAAGCAATTGCTCCACCAGATGCACCTGCAAAAGAAACGGCCTTGCGAGTTGTTTCAGTTGCAGGATTTGCAGTACCTGCAGCAGCAGGATCACCAATGTGTAATTGCACATACGGAGCCGTTACTGCAAAAGCAGTGTTGTTTCCTAAAGCATTCAGCAAACTGTTTGCCAAATGTGCGCTCATTCCTGTTGCCATTAGTTTTCAACTCTTTCAATAATGTTTACGATGTGACCATTATCGTCACGTTCGACTGTTCGAATTGTTGTTTTTTGCTGTGGTGCTTCAACTGTGATGTTAGGTGGAGCGACGTTGATCACTGCCGGTGGAACATTCACAATTGTTTCTGGCATCTGTACGTTCACATCATGTGTACGTTGTACATCATAGACAGATTCAGGTGCTTCAGGATCAATCTGAGCAACGCTCTGCAATTGAACACTTGGAACTCCAGAGTGTGTAATCGTTGGCAAATCTAGAGCAGCCAAAACCCCAGCAGGATCGAACCCAGCAAGAATAAGTTTCGAAGCCATCGTGACACGCTTGTCTGTCTCAACGAGTGAAGCAGCACCCAAATCCACGTTAGCCAAAGGAACGCGATAAACATCGCCACCATCAACAGGTCTGAGGTCTTCGAAGCGTCTGATGTCATTGACTGAGAGGAATCCTGCCTGTGATCCAATTGAGTAACCTTGCATTCTTGTGGAGAAGTCGCCACGCAACAATCCATCAACATTGAAACGAATGAATGCGCCTTGTGGAAGAAGTGTGGAGTACGCATCTTCCATCTTTGCAATGTAAGGCCGCAAAGTGTGTGTTACGAAGTTTATGTTTTGTTGTTCAACAGAATTGTACGACATCGCGCCAGCAGTTGTAACGCCAATCATGTGCGGTGGAACTCTGAAGATACGAGCGATCTGTTCAACGGCAAACTTTTGTGAGTCAAGCATTTGTGCTTCGTCAGGATTTACACCAGTGCGAACAAACTTTGCGCCACCAGTCAAGATGCCAGTCTTGTGTGCTTTTCTGTATCCACGATGCTTGCCATCAAAGCCTTCAACTAATTGCTTTGCTTGCTCTGAGTTCAAACCCATTGGAGTTTCAATGATGCCTGAAGTGGTAGCGCCTTGACCAAAGAAGCGAGCAGCGAATGATTGCAGTGCTGATGAAAGACCAAGGTTGTCTTTTAATTCTGTAACGCGGCTCATTCCACGAAGATCGCCAGCCTTACGCATTTCAGTGATCTGCAACATGTCTTGCGCGTAAACAGGATATTCCTGATTGCTGTCGATGATGTAGATAAGTTCTCTTGTCACTGGTTCGCGTGTTACTTCGACACGACTTGGATCAATTACAACAAGGTTTGCAACCTGTCCAGAGTTATCTCTGTAGATGCGAATGAATGCGTTGCCATCAAGAAGAAGCGAAATAAGAACCTGCTGATAATGCTCAGTTCTCAACAAGTCCACATCTGGTCGTTGAATCCATGAAGGCTGTGGGCGATAAGGAACACGATCACCATCACGACGAATGAAAGAATCAACTGGCAATGTTGAGATGGTGTCAGAGATAAGAAGTACGCAGGCGTAGAAGGCATTGATTTGCATCGATGTCTGTTGGTCGATGTTTGCGCCAGACTGAGTAGTGAACGCGAATGAATCGCCTGCTCCCCAGATCGATTGAAAACTTATGGCACGTTCTTCTTTGTTGCCACCTGATAAATTTCCGAGCATTACTGACCCTTCTCAATTGCTAGTCCAATAAGCAAAGCACTAGCACCAGCAGCAACGATTCCTAATGGCAAACTAAACACACCTAGACCGATGGAGATTGCAGTTAGACCTACCAATTGCAGAATTGTGGCAAACATGGGACTCCTAAAAACTAAAGAACTGAGGAACAACGGGTTCTTCACGCGAAACTGTTGCCCTATCAAATCCAATGATACTAGCAACAGCCGCGTCAATCTTGCGTGGCGAGCCACGATGTTCTTTGACAATTCGTGGCCCTAGTCGATCAGTCTTGATTACGGCGTTCATGAGATGCCTTGCAAGCAACGGATTGCCATCATGCGTGAGTTTCCCAGACACAACTGCATCATAGAACTTTGCACATGCAGGAACCATGCGACTCGCAGAAGTAGAAGGCCACTCAACTACTGGCAGCCCTAGATTGTCCAGCACCTGCATTGTTCTTTGCCATCTGAAAGGGTCACAGGCAATCTCTCGAACATTGTGGTTCTGGCAAAACTCGATGATGGTGTTTTCAACATCTAGTGAATCAACGCGCCAGTCATCGTCATCAGTCGGTTGTTTTTCCCATGCCTTAACCATGAACACATGTGGCTGATCTTCTTGCGTTACACCAATGACAACAGATGCGTCACCAGAGAACGATCCATCGAATCCAAGAATGACAGGAACTTGATCATCGATCACACGTTCTGCTTCTAGTGGTTCCCATGATCCATTTGGCAACCAAGCAGTTTGAGATGAAACCCACTGGTTGCATCGCTTAGTTCTGAATTCTGCTTCAGGAGTTCGCTTGACCATTGCAGCGAAATCTTTTGGATCATTGAGATCACCAAAAGCGGGATTGGCTAGTTTCCAAGTTTCTTCAAGTGTGTGATCTGCTTCGTTAGGTGCTTCCCACCAAGCCATGAAGAATGTGGGATCGTAGATTTCACCTGCAGCAACTTTCTTGCCGTACTGATAAAGCGCGTATGCAGTTGAGTCCTGACCAGTTGAATCTGATCTGACTCCTGCTGTAGTGATTGCCACTGCCATTGGTTCGCGTCTTGCACCCATACCCAAAAGCATGGTGTCCCATAGTTCACGATTTGGTGCAGCGTGAAGTTCATCAAAAATCACCATCGTTGGTGAAAGACCTTCTTTTGTAAAGGCTTCACTTGAAAGAACCCGATACACAGAACCAGTTGCAGGGACTTCGATTGCATCGCGATAGACCTTGCAAAGTTCTGCCAGTTCAGGTTCTGCTTCAATCATTTTCTTTGCGTCACCAAAAACAATGCGAGCCTGTTCTTTGTCAGCGGCACAAGAATAAACTTCACCACCATGCGCTCCCATAATCAAAGACCACAAGCCAATGCCAGAACCGATTGCAGATTTTCCATTTTTTCGAGCCATGCCAACAAGAGCAGTTCGATGTTTGAATCTTCCATCCGCACCAACTGCAAAAAGATTTTTCATCAACTCAACTTGCCACTCACGCAAGCGCATCGGATCACCTGAGTATCCTGCAACGGTTTCTTTTGTCTGAATTGCGAATGTGTTTATGAAGTCAGTTGCTTCCCAGCCACGCGAATGTTCTAGCGACTCCAGATCAACAGGAGTCAGCAGTGATGGCGGCCATGATTCAATTTCGGTTTTGACGCTCACGAAGTTCTTCCAGTTTGCTTCTAGCCTTCACTTCAGCAACTCCCATTCGAGTTCTGTCTACAGGAGTGAAACCAAGCAAAGACAGGTTTCTGATTATCGATGAATCTAAATCTCTGAGAGCCTTGCGTTCTCGCCACGACTCGGGATTGTTCCAGACCAAAGCCCGCAAGCGAACTCTTTCATCTACAAGTTCACAAGTCATCAATAGGAGTTCAACATCTGTTCTTGGACTGATCCAAGTTTGTCCCATGCCCCATGTTCGATCCCAAAGTGAACGACCTGCTTCAAACAGTTGTCGCTCAGGTTCTGGAATTGCGTCAATCGCGGGAAGCATCACAACTTTGTTTTGGTCAGGCAAAGGTCGCTTCGATGGGTTTCCAAGCAATCTTTTTTGCTCAGTTGGCTTTGGTGGATTGGGCATGATTCCTACTCTGGCACAAACTCAGCACCACAGTCAGGACAAGTGACTGGTCTGCGTTTTGGAACGGGAAGTTCTTCTGTCGGTGGTTGAAGTTTTTCAAATCCAACATTATCTAATTCCCAGCCTACTGAATCTAGTTCGATTAGTTGCGCCGCTAACTTTTCAGAATCCCATTCAGCAAGTTCTGCAGTCCGATTGTCAGCAAGAGCGAATGCACGCGCTTGTTCCCATGTCCAACCTGCAGGAGTGTAAGCAACTTCAATCTCTGACCAACCAAGAGAACGCGCTGCTTCCAAAGTTCCATTGCCAGCAATCACAACACCGGCAGCAGTGGCAACGATTGGTTTGCGTTGCCCAAAAGTTTCGAGTGAACCAGCAATGGCTTTGATGTTGCGTTCAGAATGCTTGCGTGCGTTGTCAGGATCGTGCTGCAACTTGCCAATTTCAACGGTCCGAATGTTTAGGCTCATGCAGTTAGTTTTCCACAGGAACGCAAAGTTATCCACACCGACACTCATTTTCAAAAACTGTTTTGAACTGCGACAACGTGCAGGTGGATAGGCGCGGGGTGAGCAGCGTGGCTGTATATGAGAAAAAAACCCACCCCTGTGGATAACCACATGGGGTTGTGGATAACTATTGATTGTCAGAACTCGACTGGTTTGTTTCCTCGTCGAGCATTGCAGTGAGCATGGGCAGGCATGAGCATGGAGTCCTTACGACCTGCCATCACATGATCTGCTTGAATCTGCGATCTATCCGTGAACGGTTCATTACAAAGCCAACAGTGAGTGGCAAACTGTTTGATTAACTTTGCTTGCTTCTTGTAGTCACTGTCATACAGCGTGCGTTGCGCCTTGCGTGCGTTCACCTTGCTGTCGATGATCGATTGATGTTTCTCGCAGCGGTTACCAGTGCGGGTCAGTTCCCCGCAATCCAAGCATGGTTTTGCAAATGCCATTAAGGTCTGATTACTTTTCCTTGAGCATGACTGATGTATTGGTCTAGCGTTCCTCTGGTGTTAGGGTCGTGCATCCCTGCCACCTGCCCTGCCCGTATCCCCGAAAGATCGTGGTTCTTGTTCCAATCAGGATGATAGGCACTCACTGCCAGTGATCCCAATGCAAGTTCAGCACCTGATCCAATAGCCCAGTACGGAGCAGCAGACAGTACGCTTAGGTTCTCGCTGATAAGGAATGCTTTGCCATGTGTTATCAGTAAGGCTTCTGCTTCCATCTCTGTGTCTTTAATTGTGTCATCGATTAGGGGAATGATCTTGGTGACGATCCATCCGTACCAATGGTCTTGTGATTCACGGATCAGTTCTTGTGGTGGCTTTGGGTATTCGATTGAATACTGCAGTTGATCACAGACTCTTGAACTACCTGCAACGCCAATAAGCCATGAGTCTTGCTGCACAATTTTTGGCATGTCTGGATGAATTAAGTCTGATGTGATGCCACGATCTGCTGTCATGGTTGCTGAGTTGTTTCCAACTGTTGCAATGATGGTTGTCATTGACTCACATCACTTAGGTGTACGCCATAGCGAACCAGATCAGATGCTGACTGAAGTCCTGCTAGATAGTCAAGTGTGATGCTTGAGTCACCTAAAACTCTGTAGGCAACCATTGCTTCTATTTCTGCATCAATGACTTTGCTAATGGCTTCACGGGTAATGCCAACACTGAGCGACATGTGCGTGATGCTCTTTTCTAACTTTGGAATGTCAGCATCAGGTTTGTTCTTCAGCGCATGTCGAACCAATTCATTGTGGATCGTGATGCCAACAGTGTCTGTCCAGTTCATGCGCTAAGTCTATTAAGGTCGAAGGCTTGATTTGTCTATTGACACGTTCGCAGCCTGCAGGCATTCCCAATACGATTCGTGGTCTTGTGTATTACAACCAGCACGACAGATGCCATTTGATTCCATTAGTCATCCCAACTATTCTTCAGCCAGCCTTCAGCCTTGCCTTGTGCTGGGTTTTGTGTGATCAAAGTGTGACATGGCCTGCAAAGTAAAGCGAGGTTGCTCCTGTCCACAATGCTTCCACCACGCGCTCTGGTCTTAATCTCATGCACATCAGTGGCGTAAGCGATGGCGCAACGCTCGCAGGCAGGAAAGTCCTGCAGCAACTCTTTGACTAACTTACGTCGCTGAGTTGCGTACAGGGTTTCCATCTTCTTCGAACGATGTCTTATGGGTTTAGTCATTGAAAGGTAAGTCCCTAACTTTGCCAATGCAGTGTTGTTTCATTACTTGCATTGCCACATGAAGCGCAGGCTCCTGATCAGTTATCTTAATTGCTTCCAAGGCTTCAATGATTGTGTCCCTGTATGCGAGCAGGCTCTTGTTCCTATAACAACTAGGACAAAGAGAATACTCACGTTGCAGTTCATAGACTGTCCACCAACCATCCGTTTGTTTGGATGATCGACGGCAGCCGTTGCACTTACTGATAGAAGCCATATTCGCGACTTAGTTTGTTGTAGATCGGAGCATCGCTCATTAGATCTTCATAGGTCATGTCAGACAACCACTTGATGTCTTTCATCTCTTGGTGGTAAATCGCTAGACGATAACCGACATAGATCGAAACCAGTGTGACTGCGATGGTCGCCAAAACTATTGTTAGAACTTCCATGCTAAATCCAAGGGTCTTCAGTAGGAGCCGCTGCTGCTGTCTTAGCAGGCTTGACCACTGCTGCAATGTCTGTGGCTTCAATCTCAACTGCTGTTGCTTTTGCGCCATTCTTATCTTCATAGTTGCGAACCTTAAGTTTGCCAGTGACCATGATCGACTGACCTTTCTTGAAGTTGTCGCCTGCTGCTTCTGCCAGCCCGCGCCATAGTGTCACATCCAAGAATGTTGGTTCTCCATCTACCCATTCGCCGTCTTGCTTCTTGCGTTCGTTGCATGCGATGCGTAGTCTGCAACGGCTGATGCCATTTGCAGTGACTTGGAAATCTGGATCGAATGTCAGATTCCCAATTGCTGTGATTGTTGGTAGTGCCATTGTTTTATCCTGCTTCTCTCATGCGCTGTTCAGCGCGATTGTTTTTGATTTCTTTCTCATACTGTTCATCAATGCGCTTTGCCGTGATGCCCAATTCTTTTCTCAGTGCTTCTCTGTGTTGGTACGTTGTGCCAGCCCAAAAGCCATCAACGCGATAGTTCATCGCATAGTCATAGCAGTCACGCCAGACAGAGCAATTGACACAGATGCGTCGCAATGTCTTTTCTGTTTGCGGGTTGATTGCTCCTGTTGGAAAGAACAATTCAGGATCAACTCCAAGGCAGTTTGCTTGTTCAGTATCAAACATTTAATTCCTCGCTAACAATAATCTGGCAACCAATCCGATCAGTTGCGTAAATCTTTGATGCGCTCAGTGCGATGACAAGTGCATCATCTTCGTACAGTCCACCTGTTGTCAGTCCATCGAATGTGCTGCGAACAAGTTTGTCCAAGTCAGGCTTCACACTAGGGAAGTCGCGCTTGACTGACTTTGGTTTTGGTAAGTGAAACACAAGTGTTATCTCAACTGGTCTAGTGATTGTGTACTGCTCAGGATGCGGCCAGCGTGAAGCGCGGTATTCCTGCGTTTGTGCTGCCACTGCAGTTCTCCAAGGCTTCACCTTTGCTGATGCTTCCCACATGACCACACGACCATTGACGACTTTTCCAGTCTTTGATCCTTGTGGTGCAGGTTCACCTTCTACGAAGTAACTGATCATTCTGTGTGTCCACAGTTTGAACAAGGCTTCTTCTTTCTGCCATGCGGTTTTGTCTCACGACCATTGACGTACTCAGGCAGAACGTAAATTTCATGCCTGCCCCGTCTTTTTGCAAGACGTTCCACAAAGCCACCTTCATGAAGCACTGATGGAATTGATGAGTATGTCTGATGTTCTAGGTTGTGGATTTCTCCCCATTCCTTTGAAGTCATTCCATATTCGCCGCTGAACAACAAATCTGACATGAACAACATCTGGTTCTTTGATGTCACTCCTGATTCATCGTTTCGCAATGCTCGCTCGTAACTGGTTGATGAGCCTGACCAACCTGATGTGCCGCCATAGGGCAAGTAAGCCTGATCACTCATCGTTCTTCACAGCCTTTAAAACTGGATGTGATGCTGGTGGTTCACTTAGTCTGCTGATGCTCTGAGCAAATGCCATTGTCAGCATTCCAAAGAATCCACCTAGTAGAAATAGAACTGCTCCTAGTACAAATGTCATGCGCCTAACTCCGTTTTCTTGTTGTTGAAGATCAGACGCATGTTGCGCTTCTCATCATCCGTGAATTCGCCACCTTGAATCAATGGCACTATCTCTGACAGTTCAATCAAACTGCCTGAGTTCTTAATGCGTTCAATCATCTTCATTGCTGCTGTTGATGCTGCCTTTGGCTTTGCAACTGGTGCTGCTTCTGTCACTGGTGCTTCCTTAGCCCACAGATCAAGAGCCACTCCAAATCTGAGTGCAGCCACGCGGATGGCATTCCCAATTGCGCCTTTGCGTTGATCGAACTTGTCACGACCTTGTGGTTCTCCATAGCCGTAGCGAGTCACGCCACACACAGTCAGTTTGATCCACAGCCCGCCATTCTCATCAAACTTTGGCAGACCATCAGCATCGAAACCGACAGGCTCCCATGTCCATGAAGGATCGACCTGAAGCAATCGATCAGTCACCCATGCGTGTGAAACATAATCAAGTTGCAATCCACCTGTAGGAAGTTTCTGAATGTGTTCTTTAGGGAATGGCGCACGAAGCGCATCTTGTTGTTCTTGTTTCATGACATTTCCTTTGCTGTTATGTATTGAAGTTTCCAGATGACAGTGTTGGCTTGTCCAACTGTGATGTCTTTTACGTTGAAGGTGTTATTGCCTAAAGCCACAATCAAACTTCTGCGATGCTTTGCGTCTTTGATGTTTATCTTGTCCAACAAGAACGTGATCATCTTGATCTGTTTGTCAGTTGCTGGATCGTCATGCCACATCACAAGATCACATCCAAAGCCCGTTCAATCAGTTCTAGACCGATGAAGAATGCTGTGATGGTGATTGCATAGCCAATGCGCTTTGCGCGTGGTGTCCAGTTCCAAGTTCTCATGGTTAGCCACGCTCCCAGTACGCAAGAGCAGATGATTCTGCTTCTTCGAAGTTCTCAAAGTCACCACTGATAACTGTTTCCTTTGCTGTGTCTGCAACAAAGTAGAAACCAGTGTTGGAATCAAATCCCCAAAAAATTTGTGTGTCGTTGATGACGTAAATGTCAGGTGCGACGATCTGGGACAAAGTTGGATGAAGCATCATGCACCAGCCTTTTCTGCTTTGCGTGCTTCTTGTTTTTTGATTAGTTCTGCATGACATTTTGCACATTGAGTTAAAGCCAACAATTGAGTGAAAGTTGCTTTTTCCAACGCCTTTACATGTAGGTATCGACTACCGAAATTCATTCCTGATTTGCATTGCATTTCGCCTTGAATAACAGCGTGGCTCAATCCACTTGAAAGTGGGCCATCGTTGCTGATGATTCCTGTAAGTGATTTTCCTTGAAATTTCAGATTCATTACGCACCAACCTGAACTGCACGCTTGCTGGAAATAATTTCAACGGCATCTGATAGACGCTTCACAGAAACATTGTCACTTCCTGATTGAAGTATCCATTGATTGGTTTTTTGATTCTTGAAGATGCGGTATCCGTAGCAACGGTAATCACCAGCACCCATCACTACAAAGTAGATGCCATTCATTGTCTTTGATTTCATTTGTACTCCTCTGTTGTGAACCTTGCGGTTCCCTTATGTGTATAACAATACACACTCCAAAACAGATTGCAAGTCCATTTGCACAACTCAGTTTTTTGGCGTGTCGCTCGAACAGATGTTCTAAGTTGTGTAGGCGTAAACCCTTAAGAATCGGCGTTTTTCTAGACGTTCACTTGGAACCTTGCCAGACCTGATCAACTTCTGTCGCTCGATTGGATCCAATCCGCCCCAGACTCCCCACTTGTCATCAAGCCCAATCTCAAGGCAGAACCCAATCACAGGACATTCCTCGCACATCTTCTTTGCAACTGCAAACAGATGTGGCTCATCGTTCTCAGGAAAACAAGTGTCAGGATCATGATCAATGCAGACTGCATGATGTTGCCATCCATCTGGCGGCGAACAAATTAAGCACATGCCAGACTCAAGCCATTCTTCATGGTCGCAGTCTTTAATCATCCTGCCATTATGTCAGCGTAAGCCTTTATTGATAGACACCACACACTGAGCAACGAATACTTTGTTCTTTGTACATGTGGTGTCGCATTTCTTTATTTATTGCCATCCAGCCAAACATGTGAGTATTTCCAGCACATCTGACACAAACAAGTTGATGTGTAAACACTTGCACCCAAAAGATTGTTTTACTCATTCAGTATTCCAAGCGATTTCAATTTCTGTCTAACATCATCAGGCATTCCAGAGCCACGATTTGTTTCTAGTTGCTTCACATGAGCCTTGTCTTGCAGATAACTTTTCTCAGCCTTCCAAGGAACCATGAATGTTGCTGGCATGACAACATCAGATTCACGCTCATAGTGTTTCTTTAGTTGCTTCACTGCAAACTCAAATGGCATCTTGTCATCAAAGATTTCAAACCACGCTTCCGCCATTGCAAGTTTCTCAGCATCGCTCTTGCGCGAAACTCTTGGATCAATTACAGAAGCCATTGCAAGCAACTGAACTACATGCTCAAACTTCATCGCTCCAACTCCAAGTGATCTTGTTCTCTGACTCTGTTTAGAATTCCAAGCCATCCAGATGCAGGTGATTGTTTCTGTGTGCGTTGCGCTGCCAATCTGAGTTGGTCGTATTGCTTTCGTAGTTTTGCAGGACTCATGATGTTGGCTTTCCAGAAGTCGTCATCCTGACACCACATGATTGCTTTTGCTATCTGATCCCATGAGCGTTCATCAATGCGATGAAGTCGTTCCATGTCAGCAAGCCACTTGTCTGTCACCACTGGTCGCTTTGATCCGTTGCCTGCAATTAGATCAGCAAGAAGATTACAAGCATCATGAACCTCAGCATCGAATGATGCGTGAGTATTAAGTTCTTTGGTTCTTAGTTCTAATTGGTTCTTAGTTAGTTCATCACCTGTGAGTAGACCCGTGTCATCACTGGCGGTATAGGTGTCATCACTGGCGGGGTACGTCTCATCAGATTTGAGAAGGTATTTGCACTTCAGATTCTTATTTACATGAACGTGGTACATGTTTGAAGTCCAGTCGCCATCTTTGCTTTTGCGATTGATTTGGCAAATGGCTCCACAGTCAATGAGTTCCTGCTTTGCTCTGTCAATTGTTGCTGGACTGCACTGCATGGCATCTGCAATTTTTCTTCGACTGTAGAAACTTGTGTGTCTTTCGTTGTGGCCTTGCCTACGAAGAATGACGTACAGACGAATTGCTTGTGCCGAAATCACTTGATCAAGAATCCAATTAGGAATTTGTGTGAATGGCGTGGCTTCAACTGTGATAGTTGTTTGTTCTTTAGTAGAATCGCTCATAGCGACTCCTTCCATCTCAAGGAGTTGTTGAATAGGCTCACACTGCAAAACGGCGTGAGCCTATTCCTTATCTTACAGGTTCTCTTGGAACTCAACCTTTGACCATTTAAGGCGCAAGGCTTCCACGACTGCGTTGCGTTCTAGTTCTGGCAACGATGCGATCTCATCAAGGCTAACTTCTACCATGTCTGAACCACACAGGAATTCCAGAACGGCAATCATGACAAGTTGGTGATGATCAAACTCATTGACTTCAATGTCATCTACCAGTTCAAAGACTTTGTTCCAGTTCACAGGTGTCACTGTGTCGTGGTTTTGAAACAGATGGTGGTCAGCCATCCAAGTTGTTTGCACCAATTGTTCTGATGGTGTTCTCATTGCTTTGCTCCAGTCATTAGTTCGATTGCAGAACGGATTACCTGTGACACGTTGGCATTGTGTTGATGCGCCCACTGTCGGACTGCAAGCATCTGTTCATTGTTCAGACGCAGTGCAACAAGGTTCTCTTTGTTCTCTTTTTGTTCGTCAGCCATTGGCAGACTCCTTTCGTTAGACAAAACATACGTTGATTGTTTTACAAAAGCAAGAAGCCCCGCCGATTAAGACAGGGCCTCTTGTCGTCGCGCCAAGATGCGACTAGATAGACAAGCGCAGATTGTCCATCCTTGAGCGTAAGACAACAGCATAAACGATAAGGTCGTCTAATTCCTCGATTGCTTCAGTTACAAGTTGCGTGTTGGATTTGAGTTCAATGGCTTGCTGATCCCCTTGTGAATACTGATCATCACCAGTTCCAAGAATGCGTTCGCGCAAAGACTCAACACAGTCGGTGACTTGATTAGATAGTTCCTCGCTAGTCATTACACACCAACTCCAAGAAATCACACTTGCGACAAACTTTGTAATCGCCTTCAGTTGATTTCACATACAACATGTCATGACTACAAGACCGCGAGATCTTGCCACCATCCCTTTCCAACTAGCATTGTCAGCATTCCAGCAGGTGCTGCTTGTCCTGATGAGTTCTCAAACCAAGTTGATCCACCATCAAGTGCAGGTGCTTGCATCCAAGTCTTACGACCTGACTGCTCAATTCGCAAGTGATGATAATGACCAGTGATCAGAATTGTTGATTCACCAATGTCTTGTTGCCCGTGTGCTTGGTTCTTCCACCATTCGACAGCCTTGCCACGACATTGATGACCATGAGCAAGACCAACAACAGTTCCACAGATGTCCAATGTGACTGTAAGTGTGTCGTACTTAGGAAACACAAATGAAACGTGCTTGAAGTCAGGATGATCAGCGAGAGCGTCAGCAACTGCAGAAGCAGCATCGAGCGCAAATGAATCTGTGTATGTCGTTGCCATTGAGTTACCAACTCGAACTGCTTCGTCATGATTACCTGCAACACACGGCACGACAATTCGTGGAGCGTGTGGAGCAAATGATTTGACCATGTGCAAAAGCAATCTGCGATACACACGGATTTGTGAAGTCAGATCAAGATCAGTTCGCCAGATGTGCTTGCCACCTTGCGAGTTCATGCCTTCGATGCAGTCACCTAATTGTGGAAGGTAGATGGCATCAATTTGCCTTCCAGTTTTCTTCAGTTCCTTTAGCCGTATAACAGCCGCATCGATCTTTGACATGACATTTTCGATAATCTGATCAGAGCCACCACCATCAATTTTTCCAACCTGTGTGTCTGCAAGTACCACAACGTATGCAAAACCCCCTGAGCGTTGCTCTGTGTGGCTAGAATCGCCCTTCTGTGGCTTCCACTTTGCAATTGTTTCGAGTAAGTCATCGACTGGAACGTGTCGTGCGCCTGCTGTGGGTACAAATGACGCTCTGAAACTTTCAAGCCATTCGCCATCCCAGCGTTGCCACTTCGAACGACGCAATCCAGTGATTCGCCATTTGGCAGGATCAAGTTCAAACTCAGCAAGCAGTTCAGCGTGATCAGGTTCATCACCTGCAGTGCGAGGAACTGATGTCAGTGTTCCACCAGAAGCATCGTATTCAATCGATGGCTCCCAGCCCTTTGGAATTTCTTTGGCAACGCGCTTGCGTTGAGCATCGTCACCTAATGCAGACAGATCATCTTTCAAACTCATTTGCAGACACATCCTGTATCTTTGATACCCCTAGCACGATGCCTGTTTATTGTTTGACGACTGACAGGAAATCCATTCTTTGTCAGCACTCTTGCAAGACTTGTTGCAGAAGTTTCTGGGTCATCAATGATCTTGGTTAAGGCTTGCGCTTCTTTAGGTTCTAATTTTTTTAAGATGCGGCTAATGCCACATTCATAACTGCTTTTGTTCACAGTTTCTAGATCGTCAAGTAAGGCCACAGTGACCACCTTTCGTCTAGACAAGTCTAGAACAGGCCACTGTCAGGTTGTGGATTTCTTTGCGCGTGTCGGTTTCGTAACCAGTTCCTCAATTGCAAGAAGACGATAATCAACTTCTAGGATGCGCGACTCAATACGGTTCACAGTTGCAACAACATCTGGCAGGCTCTTGCCACCATTGGCAGTTGGATGAATTGGATAAGTAGCAGTGTCAATGTAAGCCTTGATTGGTTTAACGATTGCCCACTTGATTGCAATGCCTGCAAGAATCAAGATTGCTGTTATCGCTGCTGCGTATTGCCCAAGTTCTAGAATGCCCATTACGGTTGCCACCATTTGAATTGTCGTTGATCTGAGTAACACTTACCACCAACAACTTTATACTGAGCGACGATCGGATGATTTGTTTTTGCTTCCCACCACATAGTTCCTTGCCAGTCTTTAGTTGTTTCGTCTGTAAATGAAAACGTGGTTGTGCCTGTTGTGTCTTTTGTGCCATCAGGCTTCAAACGAGCAAGACGAAGTTTGACATACTTTGGTCGCTTCTCACAGTTGATGTGCAACTGAACGAAGAACAGGGAACGATCCCCGCCTAGAACAAATGGATCGCAATCTTTGAAAGTCTGCCACTTGCCTGTGACCTTTTGATTGGCTTCGACTTTGCACAACCCAGACTTCTTTGCAGTTGCAACAACGTAAGGTTCAACTGCTTCAGCGTGAACTTGTGACGTAAAGACTAAAGTGAAAGCGATAGCGCAGGCTGCTAATCGCCTGAACATTACTTCGCTAAGATCGCTGCTGGATCAATGTCTTTGCCAGCACTCCACTTAATATTTGATCTCTGCTCGAAGTGTAAATGTGGCCCAGAACTGTTGCCTGTATTGCCAGATTCAGCAATGTGCTGACCCTTCACAACTTTGTCGCCAGCCTTAACAAGAGTCTTTGAAAGATGTGCGTAGATTACCCAGCCACCTTCAACGGCCTGAACCAACTGCACGCCATATGATTTTCCCCAGTTAGCGTTCTCGATCTTGCCATCAGCAACTGCAATGATGTCAGTGCCTTCTTTGCAAGCGAAGTCCACACCAGTGTGATAACCCTTTGACCACATCTTGCCTTTTTTGCCATATGCGGTTGTGATTTTGCCATCTTTAATTGGTAAGCCCATTGTTAATCCTCATCATCTTGTCTTAAAGGCAATGTTACCAGCCAGACAAATGCACCAATAAGAATGATGTAACCAGTGACTGTTCGCGCTGAACCTGTAAGCGTTGCATACGCAATCAAGAGACCAACGAACGTGTACGTTTCGCCAGTAATCTCACGCAGGTATTTCTTCAACCATTTCATTTCATTTTCCTAACTTGTGCAACCTGCGTTACAACAACTGCTGCAACAACTGTATTTTGTGAAACTTCACGTTCTTCTTCTGTCATGTCTGCACCAATGCTGACCAATGCCTTGAGTGCTTTGGCAGGGTTTTTGAAAATCGTTGCTAGAACTTCCGCGCCTGACTCAAAGATTTCCAAAGCATCTGCAACTTCAGCAGACAAGACAACTCCATTTTCCAAAGTCACTGGAGTTTCTGGTGGCAAGTCCTCGTAATCAAGACCCGATTCTTGCAAGGCTTCGAATGTAATTGCTTCACCTATGAACTCAGCAAGCAACGCATCAGCAACAAGTTCACGTTCATCATCTGTAAGTACGCCATCAGCAAGAGCGTCATCAATAACTTCTTGCGTCAGTTCTTCAACAGTCGGTTCATCAATCGGTTCAGGCTCAATAGTTGGCTCAGGTTCTGGCACTAAATCTGGCTCCAAATCTGGTGCGATTGGTGTTGGTTCAGGAACAGGTTCGACAGTTGCAGTAGACTCTGGTGTTTGTGTGGCTTCGATTATGGGTTCTGGCGTTGGCAGTGGTGTATCTATTGGCGTTGGTTCAGGCGATGCAATTTGCGTTGCCTCAGGCGTTGGCGTTGGCGTTGGCTCTGGGTTCAGAGTTGGTTCAACACTTGCAGTCGGCTCAGGCTCTGGAGTTTGTGTCGGTACTGGCGTAGGTAGAACTGGCGGCTCATCAAATGAAGTTGGAACTGGTGCTGGTGGCACTTCGATAGGCACACCACCATTGACATCGAACGCAGCAGCAATTGGGACTACAGGCTGACCCTGTTCAAAGCGGATACCCCGTCTTAAATTTGCAGGTGTCCATCCAAAGGTGACAACTTCTCCATGCCATCCACCATCATCACTGCGATTGATCACAAGTCTGATCTGAGTTAGATCGCCAGTTGATTGTGGGTAAGGTCGAACACTCCACTCAGCACAAAAAGTATTTGCAGTTGAACCGAATGACAGATACGCACCTTCACCGAAAGTTACCCAGTCATAACCTGCAACTGACACTGATGGTGTTTGCGGATAGTCGTGGAAAGTTCCATCAGGCCTGCCAAAAGTCAGCGTGCCATTTGTTGAGATGAACACGTTGCTGTACTCAGTTGATCCCAGTGACAAAGTAAAAGGCAGATTGGCAGCAAATGCTGAATCATCGTCACCTCTGTAGGTGTAAGTGTTGCAAACAACATCTGCTTGAACAGGTGTTGCGAACAGAAATGCTCCGACCAATAGCGCAGTTAGGAAAACCCTTGTGCGCTTCATTTATTTCTTGCCGTTAGCCTTACCGAAAGCATCGTTGATTTCTGTTTCATCAAGTTTGCCGTCTGCAATGTAGGCACGCGCCAGACCTTCAAGCACAATAGCCACACCAAGAATCGCAGCCATGCTTGCTGACTTCCACAACTCAACACCGATAATAGAACCAGCACCGATTGTTCCCATAACAGATGCCACAACAACTGCGACCATACGAGTAATTATGTCTTTGACTTGCTTGCGCTTCAATGTAACTCCAAAAGATTTAAGCGCAGGGTGTTAGAACAAGTTTACAGTGCAGCCACTTCGTCAGCAGTTAGACCAAGGGCAGCCAACTTAGCAAGTGCAGATATACGCGCTGCAACTTTGGCATCTGCTTCTGCTTGTCGTGCTTGAAAGTTTGCTTGAATTTCTGCTTGTTCAGCCAGTTCATCTGCTGTATGTGGGCGTTCTGTTATTTCACCTGTTGCAGCATCAACAATCATTGCTTTTAATGTTTCGCTCATTATGAATTTCTCATTCCGTAGACTCGAATATTGCTAGTGAACGCTGTACCTTGCACGCTAAATTGAAAACCATCGAATTGAGTAGTGCTTTTGTTAATGCCACCACCAGAACCGTAGGTAACAAAATCACCAAAAACTGTTTGCATAAAAGTCCTTTGGGCTATTTGTGGACTAAATATATTTATTGCCATACAAGCACCAGCCCCACCAAGGTCAAACCTGCCAACTGGCCAATAGTTTACAGTTCCATTATTTGCAAAAGTAACAAAACCAGCGTTTGCATATGATTGTTCTGACCCTACGTTCCCGTAATTTGAAGCCGTTGGGTCAACTGTGCCAGATGATGAAAGTCGAAGAATAGGATTTATAGAACCTGTGGCGTTAAAATTAGTAATTAAAATTAAATAATTCTCAAATGCGGAAGTGAAGCAGTTGTTGATTTGCACAGATGTTGCAGCACTTGTTGTTACGTTTGCAACCAAAGTCATTCCATAAGGTGTCTGCCACGCTGAACCTGTGTAAGTTTCTAACTGTGGAATACTCGCAGTGCCAGTTGCACCAATGTAGGTAGTCATACCTGTTGAAGGTGTAGGAATAGCAGATGCGCGTGCAGCCGTTCCTGCAAAATACATAACGGATTGCTCCATTAGGTATGTGTTCACATCACTAGCAGTTAATACTTCACCTGCTGTGAATGTCTTTTTACCAGCACCAGCCATTTTGTTTTACTCCTAAAGTTCTGTTCTTAGTTTACTGATTGAATGTCAGTTATTTGGGTAGAGCAACCACCACACCATACGTCTGCTGGAATGTAGGCTTGCACTTCTAGTTCAATGTCAAAGTTTCCACAGTCTGCGTTCTTGCAGACCACTAGAAATGTACCAATTTCAAAAGTTTCGTTTGCCATGATTATCCCGATGCCGATGCTGATGTCATTTGAATTGCAGTCCAATAACCTACTACGGTTGCTCCTGCTGTTGTCTGTGTTTGTCTGACTCTAAAGATAAATGAACTACTGGTAGGACTGGTGACCATTCCAAAAGGATCATAGAAAACAGGGCTATCTGTGGCAACTGTAACTATTGGAGTTTGAGTAAATCTGCCAACTGGATAAGTTACTGTAACGCCACCTGCACCACCTGAAGTTACTACTGAAACTGTTCCTGCACTAAATGCAAAAGGCATTACATTTGCGCCAAGTCCAAGTTTTGCTTCAATGGCTTCAATAGCATCATTAGCGTTTGCGTGTTGCGTTGAATGTGAAGGCAGGTTAAGAGAATCGTTAGCCGTTGGGTTCGTAAAGTTATCCAACGATGTTGGGTAATTAGTTGGCATTGTTCACCTTAGAAAGCAAGTATGTATCCGAATTCTTCTTGTCCATCGTATCGTACAAGGTCATCATCGTACGAAGCAGTGATTGCATCGTATAACGGCAACGAGCC